AAAATGTTTAAAATTCACACAGATTTATCAATCATACAGTCTTTTGTTTCCGATACTTCAAATTCTGAATTAACAAGAAGAATAACAAATTTATTTTTAAATAAAAATAACACTGATGGCGTTGATGTGATGGAAATTTTTAGATTAGTTTATCTTAATTTCTATTATGTATCAAATGGGTTTGTTTATAAAAATAAAAAATGGAAGAAAAATAACAATAGAAAAGTAGTTGCAAGTACAAAAATTCAGCGTTTGTTTAATTTTATTTTTGGTGTTGTTCATGATGACAATGATGGAGAAAGCTACAACTTAGCGAAAGGCAAGAAATTAGGCCATAAAAAGCCTGTAGAGTTTTTAGACTGTGATTTAAAAATGAAATATCAAATTGCAAGAAACTTATATAACGAAACTGAATGTAGTGTTTATTCTTATTTTGATGAAATGTTTCCTAGAGAGTTATATGAATTTTATTGTGATTTAAAAACGAACACATTTTACATCCGGGAAAAACCATATGCAAAGGATAAATGGGAGGGGCTCACAAAAACTATTATTAATCCTGCGTTGATTACAGATTATACGCTGACAAAAACAGATACAAATATTTATACTGCATTTTTTTCTTATCCGCAAGGTTCAACTTTAGATAGCTCAACATTTAAAGTTATCAACTCGACAGGAAAGAACGGTAATAGTGTTGTACAAGTTGTAGAGGAATTAGTTGAGTTATATGGATTCATCCCATTTGATTGTTCGATAACAGGGTATATCCCATCAAAAAATAAAAGTGTTAAAACAGTTGATATTTCTAAAGAGTACTCAACTAAATTAAAAGAAGCATACGAAAATTTACGTGATATGTATTCAGGTGATGTAACATTTATTAATTTAAATGATGGAACTAAAAAGCCAACTATTGGGGAAAAAGTTGAACTTTGTAATAACGAATTTTATGTTACGGAAGAACAACATTCTTGGAGTTATAACGGACCATGTAAAATTAATTTAAAACTTGAACGTGGTGGAAAATATAAAGATGGAGAATTTTGCAAAAATGAAAAACAAAATTTATCAAAAACTTGGGCGGAATTATTGGAGAAAGAATAAATGGAAATAAATTATCATTACGAACATGCAATGCCAACTCAACTACAATCTCACCAACGATATAACAATAGGATTGGCTTTTGGGGAGATGTTAGTGAAGTTAATTCTAGCACTAATACATGTACAGTTATTAGCGACCAGGGATTAGAATTTCAAGGAATTCAAATTGCTACTCGTGAATGGATAAATGCTGATAAAAATAAAGATTATGTCTGTTGTGAGAAAAATTTACCTACAATTGGATCGCGTGTTTTTGTTTTAGTTCCTAATAATAATATCACATCAGCATTCGTATTGTGCTCTGGTTATCCAATAAATGAAAACGACACACAAGTTTTATTTACTAAAGTTGATGAAAATAAAACAGATGAGGAAAATCAAAAAGAAATCGAGAAAAAAAATATAATCAGAGAAAAAATAACACAGAGTGGATGGTATATTTCAGAAAATTATGAAACAGGAAATTTGCTTTTTGAAAGTAATGATAAAACGATTCTATTAGAAATAAATATAAATAAGGATGATGAAAATTCAAAAGAAAAAGAGATTTTGGTAAAAGTTTGGGATAATGAAATTAAAATCATTCCTGATGATAAAGAAATAAAATTAAATATCTTAGAAAATCATTTTTCCATAAAGGAAAACGAGTTTGAAATAGAAAATAAAGATAATTTAATTCAAGTTAATTCAAAAGGCGTGAATATTAATAATTATCTGTCAATAAGTGCAAAGGAGTAGTTTATGTTATTTTGCGCAACATCTAAATATAAACTTAAATGTGTAGATTCTCTTAATGTACCTGTTGATATAGAAAATTGTGCAATAATTACTCCTGAATTATCTTCTAATATAAAGGTTGATTCAAACCCTGTTTTATTGAGTTTATCCATTCAAATTACAGGTGCTCAAACATCTTTAATTACAGATAAAAATGGCACATCACAAACTGTTTCTACATTAGTAGGAACAAGTAAAAGGGTAAATAATCAGAATAAAAAAATATGTTTAGCTGATAAAAATGTGATGGGCTTAACAAATATAAGGACAAGTAACGTGTCTATGTGTGAAGTTGTAATTTCGGGTACAAGTGGTTCAAATCCTGCAACAGATACATTGACAATTTGGGTAAGTGATGCTGGGCAAGATAAAGTAGAGGTAGAATAATGCAATATTTAAATGAAAAATTATGGAAATCGGCATATTTAATAGAATTTCACAAAAACGGGAATTTGCAAGATGCTTTTGCGTTTTCAGTTCCTCCTCAAAGTGAAGAATTTGTATTTTCTCAACGAATCAACGAAACTAAAACATTTGGTGGCTCTGTAATTGACGATTATGGGAATGATACAGTTAAAATTTCGTTGGCAGGAACTACAATTAATCAAAGTTTGAAAATAATCTACCAAGGAAACAAAGGGCAGAAATTTTTATCTGGCCAAGATGAAATTTTCTATTTGCGAGATTTATTAAAAAAATATGGGGATTTTTCAAACTTGCAAGGGAAGGAAGTTTTCTTATACTCTTTAGACAATGGGAAAAAAGGAAGTGGGGCAAAAAATCCTAAAGCATGGCAAATATTCGTAACAGATTTTACTGTGCGCAGAAGTAAAGATATGCCATTTACTTATTTTTATACCTTAAACGCAATCGGCTGCCCAATGGAAATAAGTAGTAAAAATAAAATATTGGAATTACTTAAAAAGAATAAAAAATTAAATAATTTAGTAGAAAAGTTTAATTCATTTAACGAGTTTTTAAAAGAAAAACTTTCCATTTTACAAAGTTACTTGGGGTATATTGAAGAGTTTTCTGAATTGGTAAGTATTGTATCTACAAATGTCGAAGATGTTTCTACAAATTTATCTAATTATATGAATTTATTAACTGGCAGTATTGAATCTATTAGTAATGTTGTTTCAGAAGTAGTTGCATTACATGATACAGTGTTAGAAAGTACATTAAAATTATGGCCTACAAATTTATGCACACAATTATTTAATTCAACAAGTAAATTGGTTCAGTCGTGCATAGATATGCGAGATTGGTGGGATAATTTTGTTCATAACAATGTAGAATATGAAAAAATATGTAGCAATTTCAAGATTGCACAACAAGATTTATACGATAAAGGTAAAAAACTTTTTAACGGAATAAATAAACATAGTAATGCCCTTGCAAAGGCTGTTAATATTAATATTAATGGTAATTCAGTTGATGGAATTGTAAAACCTGGAACAGAAAATGAGGATGATAGTTTAATTATTATAAATGGGTATAAAGAATATTCTTTTAAAAGTAGTGATACGTGGGCATCAATTTCACAAAAATATTATGGAACGCCAGATTATGCATCAATAATTCAGTTATACAATGATCATATTAGTTTAGAAAATTTAGAGGTAGGAGCTGTTGTTTATATTCCCAACATAAACTCATCTTCAAATTATATGTTAGAAGCTAATGAAGTTTATCACGAGCCAGGAATAAAAGATATTTATGGGCAAGATTTTAAAATCGTTAATGGAGATTTTAATTTTAAAAATGGCGATTTAGAAAAAATCAGTGGTGTAAATAATCTAAATCAAGCAATTTTAAATAGATTAACGACAACTATAAATTCTCGTGTTCGCAATGTTGTATATGGAATTAGAAATGAAGTTGGTGTTCCCTCGATTAGTGCATCTGCTATTAGTTCGTATATTACAAGTTCGATAGAACAAACAATATTGGCAGATCCTCGTGTAGATAGCATTGAAAGTTTAACATGGGAAAGTAAAAACGGAGAACAACTACAAGTCAATGTAGTGTACAATACAGTTGTAGGTGGTGTAAAAAACTTATCTGCATTAATTTAAGGAGAATACATGGAAACAAACGATTATAATACACTTGTAGAAAATATGAAAAACAATTTTATTGTAAATTCTAAAGTGTCAGACTTGAACGAAGGTTCAATGGTAAAAACAACTTTTGAATCTGTTGCAAATGTTTTAGAAGAAGCTTATATAGATACTCGACTTGGATTTCAACAGAATTTAACACAAATTGCAACGAGTATTTTTAATTTCAAGAAAAAAAACGGAAAAGCTGCAAATGTTGAAGTATATTTTTCACGAGCAACGCCTTCTAGTGATGAAGTAATAATTCCATCTAATACAATTATTTCTGATGGAACATTTAGATTTTTTACTTCGGAAGTAGCAAGAATACAACCTAATGAAATTAATTCAAATACTGTTTTTGCTCAAGCAGAAGATATAGGAACAGAGTACAATGTTTCTTCTGGAACAATTAATACTATTGAATCTTCTATTCCTTCATCTGTAGTTGCAGTAACAAATTCAAAAAAAGCAATAGGTGGGGCAGATGAAGAAAGCGATACAGAAATGCAGGCAAGATTTAAGAATTATATCAATGGGTTACAGGGAACAAATAAATATGGAATTATGGCAGGACTATTAGCAAATCCTAAAGTTAGATCTATTAGCGTTGTAGAAGATGCAGTAGAGGAAACAGGGGCAGATGCAATTATTTATATTGACGATGGTACTGGAAATTTATCCGAAGATTTGAAATCAGAATTATTAGACATTGTTAATGGTACAGAAGATAGTACTAATCCAGGTTTAAGAGCTGGCGGCGTTTTAATCGACTTAGAACCTTGTACTCAAGTTGCAATTGATGTAGAAGCAAAAATAACTCTTTATAGAGCAGAAGAAAACTTTGCAGATGCCGCATTGAAAGAAACTGTAGAAAAAACTATCAATAGTCTTTTAATTAACGAAGATGTTATATATGCAGATATAATTACAGCACTTAAAAATACAGGAAGTTATGTAAAAAACATCAAAAATTTAACGTTGAACTCAATCACAAATACAGATGTTACAATTAACGAGCATCAAATTGCAAGATTAGGAAACGTGAATTTTACATATGATTATTGGGAGTAAAAAATGACAATTTCAGAAAAGTTAAAAAACAACTTTCCTTCAACTTTAAGTAAAAGTGGAAAGTTTTTTTCAGCGTTTATCGCAAATGATCAAAAAACAGGAGCAATAGAAAAAGAATTATACAATATTGTTAATTATATGAAAGAATGGAAAAATATAAACAATGTGTATGATTCAAAAGGAACTGCTCTTGAATATATCTCTAGTTTTTTTACTTATTTGGAACGATTTACAGATGAAAAAGAAAAAAGTTACCTGGATAGAATTAAGGCAATTTTTGTTCGCGGTGGTGATGTAACATGGGGAACTGCTCCTAACATTTTGCATACATTTAAAAACTATTTTAACGTAGATACGATTTATTTATTAGAAAAAACTAACGATAAAAGTGAAAATAAATTTCAAAATTATGTTTTTGATGATTTAGAAGGATGGGTTTCTGAAAACGCCGAATTATCAAAAGAAGCTAGATTTTCAAAAACAAATGGGATTTTATTTCATGATGGAACAATTTCCCAAACTGTAAATACAAATGTAGATAAAGGTTATTACATTCATTTTTTTTACAAAGGGCAAGTGTCGATAGAAGTTGAAAATGGGAAAATTTATAAGTGGGATCACAAAGCAGAAATCTATAGAGAAAGTGATGCAAGAAAAGATTTTACTTCTGATAAATGGAGTGGTGCGAGTTTTTATTTTAAGGCAAAAAGTGATTCTGTAAATGTTAAATTTTCTGGTACTGAAAACACTTATTTTGATTATCCAATGTTTTTTGAAAAAAAGAGAAAAAAATCTTTTACATTGTTTGTTCAGTTTACGGGAGCAACAGCAAAAAACGCCTTAGCCTTATCTCCTGGGAGTGAAGATCCAAATGAAGAAATTAAAAATTACGAGCTAGCTGGATATTACGATGATACATATTTAACAGGTGCTAACAGTGGTTTTGCAATAGATTTGTATGCAGATTTATTAGAATATGTGAAAGCTGTAGGAGTAAAAGCTTATTTAGAAATCGTAAATCGAGATCAAGATAGTTGAAAAAGAAAGAAAAGTAATATATAATTAATTATAACATATAAAGTATAAAAAACGATG